GTATTTGCACAGGATCAATTTTATTCTTAACTTTGCCAGTAGCGTATAAACTGATACATAAATATATATGAGTGATTATTTATTAGTGTTTTTTGTCTTTCTTCCGTTTTTGTGGATGGCATATTACTTAGGCCGTAGAACAATGAAGAAAGAACTATACAAAGAGTATGAAAGAATGAGGATAGAGAGAGGTGTTGATAGTTTAGCAATTGATGTTTTAATTAATAGATTAAGTAGATAATTATGAGTGCAACAACACCAGAACAACCAGACCACAAAAACAGTGCAGTAAGTGCAGTTGTTGGATTAGTAATGCTAGGCGGTGCATTATATTTGATTTGGCAAGGAATTAAACTATTTACACTATGACAGTAAAGATTTATAGAGACGGAATAACAGGTAAGTTAATAGTGAGTTATGTAGACCGTCATGGTCAAGTAAGACAATACAAAATAAAAGATTAATGAACTTCATAAGAGAAACAGACCCGTATTTAAGACAGCTAGACGCTTGGAAGAAAGGTCACGGCTTTTCAGATAGCGAAGCCTTAAAACGTTTAGCAGATATTTGGGACGAGTTCAAAGAGATGCCAGAACGCAAGAAGGTAATCTATGGAACGTTAAACAGTAACATACCTAAAACAGATTTGAGTTGTGGGTCATGTGTTCACGATCTACTTACCTTCGTTTGGAATTGGAGGGCAGCTTTAGAGCATGAAGTATCTACCTATTTTGAAGGTGTGCAAGTTGCTGAGATAGTTGAGCTAGGTGTTAACGACGATCCTACAAAGATTTGGGGTGAAGGTTCAGGTATTGAAGATGGTACAGTTAAAATGTCATTCGATGTGCCTCAAACGTTTCCAGAAGTTGATGAACCTGATCCTGTAGCACTTGGATGGGTTACCCCTAATCACGATGAGTATTCAGGCTTAAAGATGCACCAACTAAGATCACTAGCAAAGAAGAAACAAATACCGTACAGCAACAAGACAACATCAAAGGAACTGATTGAACTGTTAAATGCAAAAGCATAACTACTCAAGATACCAACGTCGTCACAATTACTTCGTCTTATCAAAAGGGATGGAGTTCTTAAAGTTTGCACCCGATGGTGTTAGTTTTGGATTTGTACCTGAATTAGACAGGGCAAACGCTTTTGATTGGAAGAAAGCACAGATACTTCAGAAATTATTAAATGAGTTTGATCTTAACATTCAGATGGTTAAATATTTAAAAGGTAAATACATAGCTTTATAATGGCAGACTATATTTTCGCATTCATAATGATTCCTATATCTATCTTTTGGGTGGGATGGAATGTTTACCAGTTAATTAAAGCATTAAGATAATGGCAGAGGGTATAGAGATAACACATGAGTCTATTATGAAAGTAATGGAGGAGATTTTTTCAGTCATTCCCAAAAAAGGATTCGGTGAAGTTTACTGGGTTTGTGACACTGTTAACGAATGGATAGGATCAGGTCAATTCTGTTATAATAAAGAATGTTCAAACTGCACTAAATACAGAAAAGCATTAAAAGAAGCAAATATTTATGAGCGATGGTAGAGACGAGAAAGGAAGATTCGTAGAGGGTAATCTATTTCATATGTGGGTTAAGAACTTTGCGGGAGGTAGATACCCAAAATATGAAACTGCTTTAGACCTTGCGGAAGCTATATCAAAATACCTAGACTTTGAAGATGAGCAAAAGAAACCAGATGCTTATTCAGGACAAGGTAAAGGAATATATACTTTAAGTGGTTGTGCTTTGCATTTAGGTTTTGTAAGCAGAGATGCACTACAAGAATATGAAAAACGTGATCCGCTATTTTCCGACGTCGTAAAAGCATTTAGATTATTCATGACTGATTGGAACGAAAAGAAGATTTACTGGGGTGGTACATTCAATGGTGCTAAACTTTGGTTAACAAACTTCGGAGGGTATTTAGAGGAGGTAACACAACACCAACACGTAACACAAATCACAGCCAAATATGGAGGTGACTCTATACAGTCCACATAGTAATCAAAGATTAATTCATGAAGCTATAAATGAAACTGATACTAAGTATTTTGTTTTAGATATAGGTAGGCAGTTTGGTAAATCAATACTTGGTCAAAACCAGTGTGTTGATTTTATGATTAACAAGGGTTGGTCTGGTGCTTGGGTTTCACCAACGTATAGACAAGCAAAGAAGGTTTCAGATGAAATGGATTCAGCCTTTAAAGGGTTATTCAATTATAATCGTTCTGAATTGATAATGAAAACACCTAACGGGTCACAGCTTCAAATGTTTTCAAGTGAGCGTTACGATAACATAAGAGGGTTTACATTTGATTTCCTTGTAATGGATGAGGCAGCTTGGCAAGATGAAGAAGCATGGACAAGTGTATTGAGGCCAACGATTTTAGTAAAGGGTAAAAAAGTCTTATTCCTTTCAACACCTAGAGGCAAGAATTGGTTTTATACCATGTTTCAATTAGGGCTAACTGAGGATAATTATAAGTCTTTTAGGTTTACGTCGTATGATAATCCAATGATTGATCCTAAAGAGATAGATGCGGCAAAACAAGTTTTACCAGATCACATATTCAGACAGGAATATTTAGCAGAGTTTATTGATGATGCTGGTAGTGTGTTTAGGAATATTACTGATTCGGTCAGGATAGGGCAACCAAGTACCAAACTTTACGCTGGAATAGATTTAGGTCGTGCAGATGATTACACTGTATTGACAATTATCAATGATAAGAATGAGGAAATACTATGCCAAAGATGGAGGCACATGGATTGGTCTACCATAATCAATGAAGCTACTGCTACCTTAAATCAATATAAGCCAAGAGTAAGAATAGAAAGCAACGGAGCACAAGACGCTATCTTTGAAATGATTCAAAAGAAAGTTACTTATCAAAAGTCTTACATTGAACCATTCGTAACCACATCAAAAAGTAAGCAAACGATAATAGAAGATTTGATAGTGTGCTTTGAGGAGAAGTCAATTGGAATAATAGGTCATGACTTTCAGAAGCACGAATTAGAGGCGTTCACTTATGAGTATAACAATAAGACTAGATCAATAAAATACTCAGCACCTACGGGTTTACATGATGATTATGTAATGAGTAGGGCAATCGCTTATAGTTCTTTAAAAGATAATCGATCAAAAGGTGAATACGTTTTCAAACAATTATAGAAAAAACCTTAAGAAATTAACCACGAAAAACTTGTATAGATATGCTGCCTAAAGTAGATAGAACAAAATTAGAAATAACAAACCCTCAATTTAGGGTAATTGAGACATACGATACATATTGTAAATCTTTTTTATATTACCCACAACGCAAATGGTGTGGTTTGTTTTGGATACCAATAAGAGCTTCAAGAGGTAATTATACATTCAAATACTCTTGGACTTTTAATGAGGCAAAGGAAACAGTAGAGCGTTATAAAGAGCCGAAAAAACTTATTAATAAAATCCACTATTTATAATATGCTGCCTAAGAACTGGGATAATATTACACTTGAACAATACGTTGCCATTTACAAGACGTTAGATGAGCAGCCTGAAGAAACTGAGGATCAATTAAAACTTCTTATCAAGCGTGCGTGCCTTATTACTCTTCAGGAGCCTGAATGGGTTGAGGAGAATTTAACCATGAATGACTTGGCTAAGATGCAGGAGTTCTTAAAAATGGAACTTCCGCAAACTTTGGTATTAGATTTTGTGTTTAAAGATAAGAGATATAAAGCAGAGATTGACCCAACCAAATATAAAGGCGGTCGGCTGTTTGCTTGTTTGAATACTTTGAAAGATGAGGATAAAAGGCTAGATAACATTCATAGAACTATCTATAATGTTTGCTGGAGGGTTGATAAGAAAGGGAAGCCAATTCAATTAACAGATGATGAAATGATTGCGGATATGGAGGACTTTAGAGAACTTCCGTTAAAAGTTGCAAACCCTTTGTATGTTTTTTTTTGCTCGCTCTCAGAGACTTTACAGACTCTTACCCTCACGTATTCAATAAACCAGATACAGATAGCGAATCAGATGATACAGGAGGAAACGAACTATTTAGCAGATTAGGGTGGATGGTTATTGAAGATCAGTTAGCAGATGGAGATGTTACTAAGTATCCATTTATTGAGGAAATGTCTTCAATTAAAATAATGAACTTATTAACTTTTAGAATCATAAAAGCTGATATTGAAAAGAGACAAGCGGAAATACAAAGATTAAAACATAGGTTATAGCAGATATACTAGGCATATCAGATGAGGCTTTTAAAAAGTCAGAGGGTCAAACCTTCAACGATATAGTTGAGGACTTTGCTAATTTAGCTATTGAGCGCCTTAGAAAGTCATTGCAGGACAACGTTACGCTTACTACCTCAAAGAAGCTAGAGCAATCTATAATCGCTTTGCCAGTTAAAGTTGCTAACGGAACAATAACCGTAGAGATTCAGGCAGCCGATTATTGGAAGTTTGTTAACGAGGGTGTGCAGGGTGTGGGTGGTAAGAAAGCAGACGGCTCTACATGGCAAAAGAAAAACACAACCTCGCCATTCAGTTACAAGAAAGACAAGAAACCAAGCGTTAAACATTTTATTGATTGGTCGTATCTGGCTGGTAAATCACCTTTTGCGGTTCGTGAAACGGTTTTCAGATCAGGTACAAAAGGAAACCACTTTTTTGATGAGGTTATTAATGATTCATTTGAAAGGGAATTAGCAAACAAACTAACTGAGATGTTAAGCAGAGTAATTGAGGTTGATATAAAGACAGATTTCGATGGCAAGTAATATAGTAATAAAAACAGACCTACCAGCATTTTGTCCGGTGTATAATCCAATGGAGATTTGTATTGAACAAGCTGACGCTGTGACTTTAGCGTTAACGGACTACAAACATATCATGGATGTTTACATTGAAGGCGTATCTTCTTTTAAGCGTTATGAGATTGATCCTGATCCGGTAGCGAATTACGGTACGGCCGACATATCAAGATACTGCGAAGGATATGTTTACAATGTTTTAGAAGAGACTGCAACAGTTCCTATTTCTTTAGCGTCAAACAGTATAGGTCAAAGTTCAATCATTAAGGTAACGGTTAAATACGGTTACTCGTATAGTAACGCAGGGGTTTATACGGTTGTTGCTAACTCAGTAACAGGTTCTGATAAATACGTTTGGAACGGATCACTAGACTTTGAAGATTGGGTTCAATTTGATTACACTGATTATATCTGTAACACAACTAACGGTGCAAATGGTCAGTGGTTAACTAAGTTAAAAACCAGAAACGTTTCGATTAACAATATCGGGCGTATGTGTATTTTAACAGACACGCCTACTGATATTGATAGCGTGGTGTATAAGACTTATGACTCAACTGGAACGTTGATTCAAACAGCGATTAAATCAATAACAGTTGCACAGAACTTAACTACGTCCAGAATGTATAAGGTCGCAACAGCACCAGAGACTATTAATAACTTATTGGGCGGTTGGGTGTCAGGCGGTCAACCTGTTGTTACAGCCTCAGTTGCTTATTACGAAGTTCTTTTAGTTAATGGAGTAGGTACGGTTGCAAGTGAAACGTTAACATTTAATTTAGTAGAGCCTTGCCGATACGAACAAAGACGTTTACATTATGTAAATCAGTTAGGCGGTTGGGCTGCTTTTAACTTTAATCTTAAATCTACAAAGCGTAGAGAAATCGAACGAAAAGGATATAAGTACGACAAGTACCCAGTTACTTCAACGGGAATAGTAAGAAGCGTCAGAGATCAGGCTCAGGTAACAAACTACGTTGCTACACAGGATTACATCAGTTTAAAATCTGACTTTATTACTGAGGCTGAGAACAACGAAATAAAAGAACTTATTGAAAGCCCTGAAATCTATTTAGAGATAACTGACGCAACAGGAGCGCAGAATTATTATGCGGTTGAGAATATAGTAGGTACGTCTTGGATGGAGAAACAAACAGAGAACGATAAGATATTTACAGCAGACGTAGAGATTAAGTTAAGCCAAAAGAATTATAGACAACGTAGATAATGGCAGTTGAACGTTTATACATATCAAACACCTACATCCCTTTATCAAGTGGTTTAAATCCTTCAATTGATAAGGCTATAACCGAACTAGCACAGCCGGATAAAAGAAAGGCTTCATTTACTAAGACAATTAAGATACCTAGATCAAAAGAGGCTGATAAGGTATTCTCTCAGATGTTTGAGGTTAATATAATTAACAGAACCTTTAACGTACAAACAAGGGCAGACGTTATTTACACCGTAGATGACAACACAATAATTCGTGGATATTGCCAGTTAAAAGAATTAGCGGTAAACGATTTCAACGATATTACTTATGACATTGTAGCCCATTCAGATACAGCAAACTTCTGGGTAGAGATTAAGGAAGGATATTTAACTGACCTATACGAAACAACCGCAGACTTTGAAGGCTTAGATAAATATAACCATCCTTTTACTTGGCAAATTCAAGAGTACAGTTGGGATAATCAAATATGGTATAATGGTGGTTTTATTCCTTTCGATTATGGGCAAGGGTATGTTTACCCACTTATAGATTACGGATTCAGCACAGACGCAACAAATTTTGATTACGATCAAATTGGATGCGCTATTTATGTACGTGAATACCTACGAAAGATAATTTCCTACGCTGGATTTGAATATGATAGTTCTTGGATAGACGGTGCAGTATGTGAGCATTTGATTATTCCATCTTCACCAATCACTCACACACTAACTACCTCCCAAATTGCTTTAATGGAATTTGTGGCTAATACTCCAGAGTTTTTAAGCAACGGCACAACCACAACAGCAAACCTAACTAAGAATGCGTACGGAGCGAAAGATCAATTGATTTTTACGAATGATTCAGTAGCACCCGCAACGGATACGGGACTTAACTATGATCCAACAACGGGTGTATTTACTTGCGTAGTGTCTGGCTTTTACGACTTGAACGTACTATGTGATTTAACGGTTGAGTTTACACCAACAACAGGAACGGCTGTTAAGACACGCTGCGAAGTAGATGGATATTTAACAATCGATCACACGCCAAACGGCTCAGTAACTGAAACGCAAATAAACGCAGTACCTTATTATATTACTTATGATGACTCTGCTGGATTCATAACGGGAGTAAGAACAACCAACGCAACACCTACTTATCCTGAGACTGATTATTTACAGGGTAAATCGTGGAGCATATCACCAAACGCTCCGCTGGTTGCAAGAACAACAGCAGTGCCAAACCGTTATCACTTGGTAGCGAACAATATATTCTTACTGGCTGGGGATGAATTAAGAGTATATCACAAGACGGGAGTATTTGCTAAACGTGCTGGTGTTCTAGGATTAGGCTCTTACACTACGAACTTCTTTGTAGATAACACAAATACTTACCACACAGGCGAGGCAAAACTCAAATGTTCGGTTGGTGCTTTTTACAACAAGGTAGCCAACACAACACTATCGCAAGGTAACACGCTTACCATGTCTAGGGTAATACCAGATAAAGTTAGAATGATGGACTTCTTTACTTCTATCTTGAAGATGTTTAACCTTTGGGTTGACGTTGATCCTTTGAATCCTTATAAAATTGTAATTGAACAAAGAGATACGTATCTATCTACCGATACTTTAAACATACATGAGTTAATTGATCGTGACAGAGATATGACGCATATCCCAATGGGGGCACTAGATGTTCGCAGATTCAACTTTAAATTCAAAGATGACAGTGATTATTACAACAAGAAATATTTAACCGATTACGGAATAACATACGGAAATAGACAAATAGACACTGTTAACGAGTTTTTCACCCAAGAGAAGGACACTACGGTTATTTTCTCACCAACTCCATTAGTGGGGCTTCCAAATCAGGATAGAGTGTTACCTACTATCTACCAGTTGAATGATTTGAATCTTCCTATCCCTACTCAGCACAATATTAGAATACTTTACTACGGAGGGTTAAAGGCTTGTTCTCAAACTTGGAATCACATTCATAATAGTATTGGATTTCCTTACAACCCGATAACAGACGTTTATTCTACTTATCCTTATGCTGGTCATTTCGATGATCCTTATAACGCTACGTTAGATATAAATTTCGGATTAGTTAAAGAGGTTTATTATGACGACAACCTGCAAACGATCACTGTAACAAACTCAAACCTAGTAAATGTGTATCACTCAAAGTATCTGGGTGAGATAACAGACGAAGATAGCAGAATTGTACACGCATACGTTCATTTGACACCAGCAACTTATATGAACTTCACTTTTGATAAGTTGTACTATTTCGATAACGCATACTTCAGGCTTCAAAGAATTGTAGGATATAACCCAACCTCAGAAGAAACTACATTATGTGAGTTCTTAAAACTGACTGCCGTACCTGATTTAATAGGTACTCCAGTAGTTGGAACTGGTGGCACTGAACCAATTTCACCAACAGGCGGAGGTGGTGGTGTTATCTTTCAAGAGGATAGACCAGCCAAAGGGGTACAGAGTAAAATGCAAGCAGATGGAAACAACATCGTAACTAAGTCGGCAACTGTTATGGGTTCAGGTAACTTTATTTGGACGGGTTCAAAACAGGTAGAGATAAACGGATATGGTAACGTAGTCGAAACAGGCGCTAAGAATATTAAGATACAAGGCGATAACAACGTCATAACAGCAGGGCTTGAAAACGTTACTTTAATAAATACAAGTGGTTTAACTATCACAGAATCGAATGTAACTTATATCGATGGAGTTCCGCAATACGTAGAGAGAGAAGTAGTTGAAATAAGATCAGATACAACTGCGTCAAACCTAGTAAGAACGTATTTGCTTAACGCTACTTCTGCAAGTACCTACCTGACATTTGACATAGGGGCTACTGATTTTTACGAAGGTCAACTATTCTTTGTTAAGGCTATAAATATAACGAACGGTGCAAGAGTATTAACGTCAGGCGGGGATATTGATGGCACAACAAGTTACACATTTACTACGGTAGATGATGCGATTGAAATACAATACCACGAAGGGGATTTCTACATTGTTTCAAATAAAAACACTTCAGGCGGTGGTTCAGGATTAACACAGTCAGAAGTTGAAGGATTAATTTAAAAATAGATATGATAGTATTAAAATATAGCGCAACAGACCCGCAAGAGATAATAGCAAACTCAGCAGTTTCCGGATCAGATTTAACTTGCATAGCTTCTTATAGAGTTAGAACGGCTACAACATTTGAGCCAGATCAAAACTTTGCAACGATTATAGATACACCAGCCGTTACCGTTGTTGGTTCACCTGCTTCATCTGGTGTGACACATTTGATAGACAGTATTATTGTTACAAATAAGGATGTAATAACACATACGGTGACTCTTCAATGGACTGACGGCACAAACTTTTCAAGAATATGGAAAGGCACATTATTAACTGGTGAGTGTGTCCAATATTCTAACGGTTACGGATGGCAAAAAACAAATGCAAACGGCGACCCTATTTTGATAGGTGCTGAGGCAACACCAACATTAAATAACAGATATGTTTTAACAGGCGCGCTTTACGAAACATTTGATAGAAACCTTTGTAATGAGGTTAACACTTCTTTACTTTCAACAGGTCGTTTGTCTTTACAGGCTATTTATATTCCATCGGGCACTGTTGTGAGTTCTATTAGTTTTTGGTCAGCAACAACGGCAGCAGGTACACCTACCAATCAATTATTTGGTTTATACGATTCTAGTTTGAACCTTTTAAGATCAAGTACAAACGACACAACAACAGCGTGGGCAGCAAACAGTAGAAAGACTTTATCTCTAACGTCTACTTTTACAACTACCTATTCAGGAATCTATTATTTAGGTATTATGGTAACTGCCACAACAGTGCCAACGATAAAAGGAAACACAGCAAAAACCGGAGGACAACTAAACGCAGGAGCACCATCAATGGGTGGTACATCAACAACAGGTTTAACTACTGCGCTACCAGCAACGGCAGCCGCACCAGCAACAGTAACAACTTCGTTTTGGGGTTGCATAAGTTAATAATATGGCAGAAGAAGTAATATTAAAAGTAGGTGTTGAAGGCACTGGTGACGGAGAAACAAAGATCAAATCTTTAAAGGCTCAGTTGCGTGAAATGAAAGCAGAGCTTGTTGGACTCGATGAGGGGTCTGATAGGTTTAAACAGTTAGCTGCTCAGGCTGGTGCACTAGAAGATAAAATTGGAGACGTTAACGAAAGGGTAAAAGCCTTAGCAAGTGACACCAGAAGACTAGATGCTTTGGCGCGTGTTGGTACTGCAATCGCTGGTGGATTTCAAGCAGCGTCAGGAGCAATGGCCTTGTTCGGTTCTGATTCAAAAGAAGTTGAAAAAGCGATCCAGAATATTATAGCCGTTCAAGGTGTAATGAATGGGCTTCAGCAAGTAGGTATATTCTTAACCACTAAACAGAATGGAGTATCAATTTTAGATACTACAATTAAGTATGCAAACGCAGTAGCAACTAAAGTAGTTACTGCTGCGCAATGGTTATGGAATGCTGCGTTATCTGCTAACCCTATTGGATTAGTAATTATTGCTGTCGGTGCGTTAGGTGCTGGTATTTATAAACTAACTAAAGGATTAAAAGACGGTACTATAACCATTCAGGATATTACCAAAGTTCTTTTGAGAATGATAATGCCGTTAATGCTACTGGTTGATTTGTACAAGTACTTAACAGAAGAACTATCAAACAATGAAACAGCATTAGAAAGAAATTCAAAAGCAGCAACAAAGGCTTATGAAAAAGCAATATCAGAAGCAAATGAACGCAGAAGGATAGAGAAAAAAGGATTTGAAGAAAAGCAAACTGAATTTGATTTAAATATTGCACGAGCAGAAGCAGAAGGTAAATCAACTGAGGAGTTAACACGCCAAAAACTTGAAGCAATATTTACTGAGAAAAAAGCAGTACTTGAACATAATAAGTTTTTAATAGATCAGATGGTTGCCCGTTACGAAACAGAGGCGGCACTACGTGGAAAAACCTTAGACGAATTTTTAGTATCAATTGGCATCAATAAAGAGGCAACTGAAAAAGCGTTAAAGGATCAGTTAAAACTACAAGAACAAGCAATGTTTGAGGCTGAAACTGCAGTCATTGCACATAATAATTCAGGTAAAAATAAAATAGAAATAGGGTTTAAATTTCCAGCACCGGAGGAAATTATAATACCAGAATACAAAATATTCAACCCTATTATTGAGGTCGACGAAGAGTTGATGCAAGAAGAGTTTGATATGCAACTCGAAGCAGAAACAGAACATTTGAGCAGACGTCAGGAAAAGCTAAAAGAGTTTTTTGAGGAGGGGAAGATTACAGCAGATGAGTATTATAAATTTCTAGGTGCGTCTGAACTTGAATTAGCAGTTTTAACAGCAGATCAAAACGCAAAAAAACTAGATAGTTTTAATAAATACGCAAAGGCCGTAAATGATCTTACTAACAGTATATTTACACTATCAAACAATCTAGGCAAACAAGATGAAGCCAGTAAACTAAAACGTGCCAAACGTCAGTTCGAAATTAAGAAAGCGCTAGACATGGCAGAGGCGGCAATCGAT